TTCTGTATTAGATACAAATTGTTTTCCTTTACGAGATTCACGCTGCTTCTTCTCGTCTGTGCGTTCACGTTCCTCCGGGGACAATTTAGCCCAAGCTTCACGCGGTAGATAACGTTCCGTGCTCTTCTTACCAGGCTCAATAGCTTTATCGACCATCATTTATCCTTCTCGTACTCTTTTTTTGTCATCCAATCCTGCTCACCCCAGCGCTTGAGTGACTTTTGACCTTCGGTCTCTTCCCCTTTATAACCGCCACCGCGTTTTTTATACGCTTGCGCTAAAAGTTGGGCCTTCCTGGCGCTCCATTGACCCGGTTTACCACCTTTGGATCCTGCTTTGATTTGATTTTTTAAGCGCTCACGCAGCTCTGGTTTTGTGTAAGCCATATCAAGTCATCAATTGCTGGTTTTGCCCGAATGCCGAAGTCAAAAGAGCGGCCGGATTAATCATTGATTTGATCTGTGGCTGCTGAGAAAATAAAGAGTCCTGGATATAAGACGAGAGGAAGTCAGAACCAGCGTCTTCTTCTTTTTTTCGACCACCCATTACGTAAATATAGGTGTCACCTCCCGGCGTCTGAAGTTGCTGTTGCTGAGGTGGTGCTGCTGCCGCTTCGGAGGGCTTCCCTCCTTTTGTATGGAGTAGGCGAATCTCGTAAGGTTTGCCCTCAATGTCCGTAGTTTTAATCGTCCCATAGCCTTTGCCAGGAGTGAACGTACCTGGACCTTCCCAAACCAATGGGGTTTTAGCGCCAATCGCATAATCCTGGCCCATGTGCTGGGTAGAGGCGCCAGCGGTGGGAGCTGTACGTTTACCAAAGGGAGAAGTAATTGTGAAACCGGGTTTCCACTCTTCTCCCTGTTGCTGCCAAAGTGCCTTTCGTTCTTTACCTACCTTCAATCTGGTTAGGAGCGAACGTATGGTGCCAGGATCAATGTATTTGCCGTCTTTCAGTACGCGAACATCGAGGTGAGGCCCCGTAGTCGGGAAAATATCCTCACCAGGAGCAGCAACGTAACCGACATCCAGCATAGAAGACATTACTTATCTCCTCCGAGATAATTGGGAGTCTGGAACATCGCCTGCGTCAAAATTGAAACAGGATCGAAACCAGTGTCAATCTTCTTCGGTGCACGGTCTACTAAAGAAGCTAAATTCTGCAGACCTTCAAATCCAGGTTTAAATTTATCTGTGTAACCACGCAAGAAATCAAGACCTGGATCCTCACCGTAAATGATGTAGGTATTACCCTTAGGTCCAGTTGCGACTTGCTCTGGCTTTTGTTCGGGCTGCTGTTGGCCCAGCTGTTGAGCCGCTTGTTGCGCTTGAGGAAGGAACTCCTTATATTTACCGCTTTTGTAAACGGACCATGCACCAAGACCTTGGCTACCTAAGATTCCTTTGGCAGCACGGACATTTGTAGCTGGGTCAAAAAGTTCTTGTTCGCTCTTCAAACCGAACTGCTTCATCCGAGCAGGTCCAAGCCCGCCATACATATTGACCTGGAACAAACCATACGATTTGTCCAGACCCTGGGGGTTGAACGCTTTGGGTCGACCACCAGATTCCGCCAAAGCAATGGCAGTCATCGTAGGGATTTTCTCTTTATCGAAACCCTGTTGCTGAAGCAGGGATGCGATTTCTTGAGCTTTTAGTTGTGCCATGTTTTTATACCTCGTTACTGCATCAGCGGAAGTTGGTTTCAAACATAAGCCGAGTACCGATAGCAACATCGGCAGGGCCAGGAAGCGCTTGAATGAACTCAGCGCCTTCCCGGTTGAATCGATACCGAGCTTGCTCGGGATTTCGATAATTGGGGACATAAAGATGTAGGGCTAATCGATCCGTCTCGTATATGTAAATTGCCGTCCATGTTTTCAGCGTGTCCCTAAAATCTGAAGTTGCAATCGTACGGTCAACGTCACCGGCAATACTCTCAATACGACTACGAGGAACAGTGTTATTATTCACGCTGCCGGTCATATCAGTGCGCTTTTCAGCTTCATCGCACCGAGTGACCTGTTCGACAATTTTTGAATACCAGAACGAATCTTGGATGTTGTTGACAGCTTCCTCGAGACGCGCCAGGTCACCTGCCGGAATAGACGTGGTGTTATAGCCTAGGTGCCAGCGAACCTTGGATTTGAGGAAATTATCGAGTTGCATTACTCAGAAGAATGCGTTACGGGTACATGAGGCCTAGATGTACCCAGTAACAGACTAACACGCGCAAATTGTCACTCAACGCGAACCAGATTATCCTTGAAAATTTCGTCCCAATCTACACGTTTAATTGACTTCAATTGCTCCAAACGCTGGAACTTTTCAGTGGGTAAAGAAAGCTGCAGATCTTTAATGTCACGTGCAGTTTTCAGTCCAACACCAGGGAGAGCGTCAGCGATCTGACGAGCACTGGCAGTATTGATGTTGATGCGGGTATCCAACGGAAAGGTTTCTTTCTTCGTCGGTTTAGCCGGGTTGACACCCTCAGCTTGCAACTGAGCAGTCAAACGCTCTTCAGTTTTGATCTGTTCGGTAGTAGCCTCGAGATGAGGGGTGAGGTCAGATTCCTCGACGTAGAGAACCTCATCTTGAGAGTCAAGGCACATGACGATACCATCGCCGTGCTTCGACACCATTTCTACCAGGCCACCCGTGACACGGTATTGGTACAGCATCTGTGTAATTATTGTCTCTGATTAGCCTAACAAACTACATCCACAACTTCAAGAAGGCACAAAAAAACGGGCTCCGAAGAGCCCGTCCTTTCATTATCGGGTTATCAGCTGTCGCTACCACCCACCTGAGAGGCGAAATCAATGAACTCATTGATTTGCTCCCAGCCAGCAGGTGCAGCAGGACGCAGGTAGTTGACGCGGCACACGAGGTAACCGGCCTTACCAGCAGCAGAGTCATCTGCACTGATGAACACACCGTCACCGTCCACGGTGGTGGAGGTCACGCCGTTCACGTTGAACACCTTGAAGGCGGTGTCGGCGGTCACCTTGTAGAACATCGAGTTGGCAGCGTCAGCAGCCACGATGCCACCAGTGGTCACGGTGGTCCAGAAGGGCAGGTCGGCGACAGTGGTGTCTTCCAGACCTTGAGCGAACAGGGAGCTGGTAGCGGAGATGATCGAGCTAGCAGCAGCCAGGCCGTTGGCCTGGGTAGCGGGCACGCCGAGGGGGGCGCCAGCGTTGTTGGGGCCGAGCAGCAGGCCTTCGGTGCTGGTACCGCCGATGTCGGCAGTCACAGGCGAGGCAGGGAAGCCGGCGAGGCCACCAGCGGGGATGTCCTGAGCCACGGCAACCGAAGCGCCGTAGATGTAAGCAGGACGAGCCGCACTGGCTTGCACCACGAGGGAGGTGCGGTTATCGCGCACGCGATCATCGGGACGACGATCGGGGGAGGGCACGATGATGTCGAAGCTCTTGTACGAAGCTTTGTCAGCGGCCACGTTGTCAATCTTGACATAGCCGATCAGCTCGTAAGCTTCCACGCCAGGCCAGCCGTACACACCTTCGGTGTTGTAGGAGGAGAGGCGGTTGATCTGGTTACCGGGCTGAAGGATAGCGCCGGCTTCTTCTTTGTAAGCAGCCATTAGTTAGTTACCTCCTTTATCACTCTACGATGGTAAAGGCAGTGGTCACGAAATCCTTGTTCAGGTTCGCGAAGCCAGCGTACAGCTGCCAAATCAGGATGATGAAGCGGCTGAAGTCGTCGTTGTTGTTGATGAGCACTTGAGCGTTCGGACCACCGATACCCACGCCCACTGCCTGAGGACCGAAGAACAGACCAGCAGGAGTAGTGCGAGTAGCAGCACCGCCACCACTACCGATGTCGACAGAGATGCTCTTGTCGGGGAAGTTGGTGGACTCGAAGAAGCGCACGCCTTCGAACACGAAGCCGGAAGGCATCACAGGCTCGCCAGCGACGAACTGAGCCTGACCGTACTGACCGCCACCATACAGAGCGGCGTTGGGAGCCATCATGCCCATCAGGGGGTTAGGCTGACCCATGCCGGGGTAGCGAGCCACTTCACGGAAGCCCTGGTCAGCACGCAGGTCCTTCATGAAGGAAGGATCGGCGATACAACGGTAGTAACCGTCGGCGAACACAGGAACGTTACGCTTACGCAGCTGCTTGACCACCTCGAGGAGGTCGGTCTTCACGTTGAACTTGAAGCGCTCAGAAGCGTATTCAGTGGCGCTGTAAGCGTTGAGGCTGCTCGAGGAGGCCTTCGTCTTAGCGTTGGGGTAGTAGTAACCACCTTGGGTATCGGAAGAAGCACCACGGGACTCAGACTTGAACAGCTCGTCCAGGAACACGCGGTCGCGCCAGCGGCGGTAGTCGTCGAGCAGAGTCAACGAACCGATGGACTGGTGGAACATGTTGAGGTTCCCGGTGTCCAGCAGCAGACGCTGAGCGGTCATCAGAGTCTCACGAGCAATCTTGAAGGTGCTCGGGAGGTTGGAGTTATTCGGATCTGCAGGACCGGTGTACTCACGGAGAGACACCAGGACCTTGTCCTTCACGATCGACCGGCTGTTAGCAGTACCGATGGTTTGATCCTGGGTACGCTCACGGTTGGTCTTCGTACCAGGGTTACCCCAGAAACGATAGCGGTCGAGCTGAACGGTTTGACCCGGCTGTTTGGTGAAGTCGTGGACAACTACAGGCTCGCAAGCCATTTCCACGATGTAAGCCGGATGGGGGCGGTACAGCTCCGCACCCAACAGCTTGGGAAAATCGTTATCAATAAACATTGTGGTTCTTCAGCGTAGGTTTAGCTGACACCGGAGATCCAGAAGATCCCTGAATGGTGACAAAAAATCACCCGGAAATCTGGGAGCTTCTGTCCCATTGGTTAAATTATAAGATTACTTCATCAACCCGGATTATTAACCCTCGGGGTTTACCATCACGGGGTAGTTATAGCCATCCAGCATATTACCGGCTGCGTATTGCATCGGAGCCATGGAGCCCATAGCGTGGTATGGGTTTACCGTTGCTGGTTGCATATCAATTTGTGCAGCCTGAATTTCAGGATCAATTGCCCCGCCACCAGCTGCTTGCATCGCTAGCAGAGCTTGTGCAGCTTCAGCTTCTGCTTGTTTCTTACGGCTCGTAGATTTGTTAACGGCCTTTTTAGCTTTAGACTTGTCCATCAGCGGCGTCCTTTTTTCTGGGGCATAGGAGGTTGGATGCCCATCGGCAGCTGACCGGTAGGAGGCATCATCGGAATCATCGCGTACTGCTCTTGGTTAATTAATTGGTTCTGAATCGACTCAGCAGCTTGCTGGAACTGAGGTGCGAGCAGTCCGTTGCGGGGAAGGGGAGAACCAGGCAGATTAAGTTTTAAATAAGCTGCATCCAGATCTTGTGGCATCCTAGGTTGAGGTGCATTCGGATCACCAACAACGGGACCACCGTTCATAGACCGAATAGCAGCATATTCGTCCATGTTTCCAGATTGAAGCTGACGAATCATGTCACCAGCGCCAAAGGACACTAGGCCGGGAGCACCAATGGGGCCGCCTGCAGTTCCAATAGCGGCCAAGAATTCGTCGGCTCTGTCCCTGGCACTTGCTTTCTTTGACGCCATAGCAATCTCTAATAAAAAAGGGGCAGCTTTACTACCCCTTATTTTACATTCAGTGTATTAACTAAATCACTCCATCACCAGGAGCTTCTGACGGAAGGCATCGGGGGAGGCCATGTTCAGATAGCGCCAGGCGTTGGCGGGATCACGCTCAGCAACGGATCCGAAGCTGTTCCAGAACTCCACGGGGGTACCCTGAGCCTGGGGCTGAGGGGGAACGGGCATCTCGGGGCGCTGAGGGGCCACAGGACGCTGGAACTGCTGACCCACGGCTTGAGCCTGGGGACGAGCGTAGCCAATCTCCTCATCGGGAATGGGATAAGGACCATTCTCACCAAAGAACTCACAGGTGTAATCGGCGAGCACGTCGGGATCGGTCAGGATGGTCTCATAAGCTTTGTGCTCATTCGACAGCTCCTGAAGGAGGCCAACGGCTTCCATCAGCTGGTTGTTGGTGGTGATCAGTGCGTCCTCGAGCTGACAAGCGTAGTTGTTGAGGACAGCAGGAACATCAGGACCAAAATGGTCGATGACCTCAAGACTTACCTCGCTTA